GAGTGACCTCACCAGCCTTGGACTGCTCGACCCCGCGCCTGATGCTTTCCATCCGCTCGGGGTTCAAGAGCATCGCGATCTCGTCATCGGTGTCTGAAACCGAGAGCTCTAAACGCTTGGAGCGAGCGTGCAAACCGCTTGTTACGTCCTTATCGGAGTCAATAGGCTTGACGTTCATATCGGAGTCGCCCTCCATCGGTTCGGTCGCTCCGTCCATTGCATCAAGCGCCTCAATGAATCTCTCAGTTTGCGAAGGTAGTTTCGAATAGTCCATCCATCGGGCCTCTCCGCTACCATCCATCCACTCATCGACGTGCCGCCATCGGATCACTGACTCTTCGGTGATTTTACACGGGCATCCGTGCCATGTGCATCCTTGCTCGTTGTGATCTGACCATTGATGGTCTGGTCCGCACTTACACCACGTTGCCACGAGACGTGCCCCTTTCGGCGCTGTAGGCGTTGGGGTTAGTCATGTGGCCTCCCTAAGGCGTGGAGGCACTCTAGGGCAATCTGACGCTTGGCGCTCGATGCCTGATCTGACTCGGCCCAATGCAAAGCCATCTCATGTGCTGCCTCTCGTGCGATAGTGATAGTCACGGTGTCGACGCTACTATATGGCTCCGCAGATGTCAAGTCATCCCGACACAAACTAGCGCCATGAGTATCGTGATACCAGAAATCTGGTTCCTTTTCGTCAAAGTCGATCAGTTCGCCGCAGTGCTTGCAGACTTTGGCATGACTCATCTGGTAGTAATGGTTCATTCTTCCTCCTTCGAGGAAAGTATTTTTAATGCCGCTTTTCGTATTTCTGCTACCCGGACGTGGGGTCGCACTCTCCAATCACAAAGGCTCAGTACCAGACGAGCAAACTCGGTGATTGGGTCCTCGGTCATTCTATCGAATCGATAGGTGGGTTTCCATCGAACGCCTCGATCAATTTGTCGAGAGCATCGAGAGCGGCATTGCCTTCGAACCGAAATGCCTTTTCGATGGCCGGGTCATTGACGACTCGGGCCGCTGCTTCGACGATATCGAACAGGGACTGAATGAATCCCGGCTCAATCTCGACGAGCACGAGTGGATCTTCCTCTATCATTCGTCCCCCAAATCCAAATCCCAGTCGGCTGGCGTACCTAACCGCAACGCATGGACGCAGAAATCCGTACCACGGTCCCATGCTGCATATTCCCGATCGGTAAGTGGTGGCCCCGCATGAATGTAGCAATGCTGCTCGGTGCAATAGCCATTTTCGATGCCGTACTTGATCCATTCATCGAACGTCATGGTGCCCATTTCGTTCCGTCCGTAATCATGGATTCACTGCGCTTCATTAGCGATTTCTCCCATAGGTTGTTTGATAGATTTTCACGATTCCGTAGCCAAGACCAACCGCCACTAACGCATAGACAAACTCCACGAGCCCCCTCCTCATTAAATGCTTTCGGAGTCCAGTGTATCCCTCTCGAGGGCTTGGAGCATGAGGCAAAGATCGGATTTGAGTTCTAGCAACGAATTGCCCATGGGTTTGATGGAACCCGTAGTCCCCTCAATGCGCCCCTCGTCGTCGTAGTACGCCTCCACGATCGAATAGGTTTCCCAATCGCCATCAGGATCAGGTGATACCTCTCGCATGACCCTGTAGTTCCAAGTGGTCATTAGTTGCCTACAGGTTGCTTGGTGAAGGTTCGGGTCCACTGATCTAGCAGCGCCTCGTAAACGCTAACGTCAAGGACGACTCGATCTCCTTCGATCTGCACGCTGGCATCCTTGAATCCGCAGCCTTGAAAATACGAACTGTGGGTAAGGCATTGGATGTTCTCACGCTCGACCCGTGCCCACTCCTCGGCTTGCTCCTGCTCGTTGCGCTGAATAAGCGCCAGTCCTTCGGACTCCTCGAGAAGCCATCCCAAACCGGAAACGATGTAGTTTTGGTGATTCTGATGGAGCAGCACTCCGTTGCCGGTGGAAGACTTGCCGATGGATCCTTGACTGTCGGTGCAATAGGGCGTCGTTTGCGCCACGGTCCACGGACCATCTGCGACGATCTTTTTGCCATTCTTGATTCGACGGTAGACCGTCATTCCTTCGTAAAGGTCACTGCGCTTCATAGATGCCTTTCTAGTTGGTGAAATTGGGGTATTCGGGACGGGGGCGCTCTGCAACCGTGACGCCTGCCTTGGCGAGGATTTGGATCAGCACCGTTTCGCTGACGAGGTAGGCCGAGCCTGAAGCCTGCAGGTAAGTCGATACGCCGATGCTTTCGAGAGCCGTCTGAATGTCCTGACGAACTTCCTGACGACGCTGGTAAGACTTCTCCTCGTAGTCACGAACGGCTTTTCGGCGTTGCGACAGCAAGGCCACGACCTCGATCGGCTCAATCTGATTGAGCATCACGACCTTTTCCCAGTCCGGGTTGGTGACCTCGCCGTCTACATTGCAAGGCGTGACCTTGATCCCTTGGCCCTTGGTGGCCTGCATCACCGAACTGCCATGATACGGTGACCTCTTCCACTTGCCGTTGTCGACGATCTTGTACGTTGACCAGCCGGGGGCACGATTGCCAGAACGACCTTCAGTCCTGACCTCTTGCACGATCTGGCCGACGTAGGTTTCGCTGCGCTTCATTGGATGTCCTCTCTAGTTGGTGGGATAGAAAGCCCGTCAATCGTGACGGGTCATTCCGGTGTAGTTGGCCTTCATCTCGTCCGTGACGACCCAGTGGGGCCGCACGTTTCTTGCGCCTTGATCGGTGGGACCAACGCCCGGAAAGTAGTCGATGCCAAGCAGTTTGGCCCGTGCGTGCTCGTACGCATCAGCCGATCGTTTGCAGTAGTCCGTGACGTTCTCGCCGTTGAGGGTGGAGTAATACAGGTAATACTGCGTTGGGTTGGCGACATTGCCGTTTCGGGCATACGCCTCATTGACCCAGCGGCGTGTGACGGCGATCACGTTGCCGTCGATCTCGTAGGTGCGGGTGATCTTCTGTTGCTGCGCTGTGGTGGTCATTGGGCCTCCTTTCCTTTGATGATGTTCTATCATTCCGATATGAACTTGTCAAGTCACTTTGGCCAGTTACCGATCCACGCCAAGCAGACGACGCAGGATGGACGCCACCTCAATGCGAGGCTCGGTATCCTCGCAGCCACCGTCGCCGGAGATGCGGTTTGCGTTGGCGCAGATGTTCACCACGAGGTTGCAGTAGGAGTCCAACGAGTCCAAATCGGCAGGCTGGATGAATCCATTCTTGACGGTCTCGATAAGCGTGAGGGCCAATGCTAGGTTGCCCTCGGGGGTAAAGGCGCAGAACTCGTGGGCGAAAATCTCGTCCTTCTCTGCGTCACTCAGGTTGATCTTGGTTTCGACGATAGGCATTTCAGTTCCTCCTTGTAGGCTTCGTAATACGAACCTTAGTCGCTGTGGTTGTCGGTGTCAAGTCATTTGACCTGAATCAAACCGCCTTGTCCTCAATTTCGGAGTAAAGAACGACCATCGCAAGGTTGTTCAGATCGCTCAGGCACTCGTCGCTGGCAACCTCGATGGCACGGCGAAGCGTGGCGTAGGTGCTTGGCACGCCGTCCACGGAGTAGGTCGTGACGATGTTGGGCTCACCATCGCTGTCCGTGGTCACGTTGACATCGAGTCGGACGCAAACCTCAGCGTTGCGAGAAGTGTACGGGGCAACCTGCTGATTGACGGTGCCCTTGACCTTGACGATACCGTTGTTCTCGAAGTTCTCACGAACGATCTCGATCTGGTAGTTGTAGGAGCAGTCGTTGCCGAAGCCCCCGAAACCGATAGTCCCGTAGGTGTAGGTGTTGCTCATTTCGTGTCCTCCTTGGTTGACCTCTTGCTACGCACCTTAGTCGTTTGCGATGTTGCTGTCAAGTCATTTTGACAGATTTTACATATTCGTGCCGTTCGGTTTCTGTCATGCCGCCCCATATCCCGTGGATCTCTCCATGGGTCACTGCGTACTCGAGGCACTCACGGCGTACCGGGCATTGAGCGCAATTGGCTTTGATGACTTCCCTAGCCCGCTCTTTGGCGTACTGCTGCTCTTTGGGTTCGGCTTCGCTATGGCTATAAAACGTCATAGCCCCTTGCCCACGACAGGCCGCTTGCTCACGCCAGTTCATCGTCTACCACCAACTGTCGTAGTAGATTTCCATGTCCTGAGCGATGGCGTTCCGTGCCTCCTTCAAGAAAGCGAACACGTCGGCCCGGTCCTCGTAGGATGACGACCCGAAGAAGAATCCTTCGGTGTGGGGAAGGTTGTTGCCAGCCGTGTCATCGCCAAGCCGTTGCAGATCGGCCAACGTCAGGCGCACGGGCTGGCAGTTGAAGACGATCTCGCCTGCGAACCATCCGTCAGCCTCGGGCTGTGGGGGCGTGCCTGCGGCCTCCATCTTCTCGATCCACAGGCGCTCCATCCAACCCTGCAGATCGGAGTGCTTGCGCCACTGAGCAATCTTGTGAACGTGGCTGTGGTAGTCAGCCTCGGCAAGGCGAGTCTCGGTGACCTCGTCAGGGTTGGCTGCCCAATGCCATGCAAAGGCAAAGTCGGTGTTGTCCCGGTGCGGACGAACTGCGTATGCGTACTGGTCAAGTCCCATTTGGGTGTCCTCCTTGGTTGGTTACTTCAATGAACCATAGTCGATGGGTGTGACAGTTGTCAAGTCAAACGCTGCGTTGATTAGCAAGACGCCCAACCAAAGAACAGCCACTTGCCATCCTCGACCTTGAGCGCCACCGCTGGTCCCCACTTGTCGTCGGCGGTGACCACAATCTGCTCTGCGGCGAGTGCGCCGATCTTGGCGACGAGTTCGTCCATGGCGTCGTCGCACATTGCTTTGATCACCAAGTCGGCAAACTCACCGGCGCTGGTGTCCTTGGGCACTGTGAACTCACGGTAGCCAGCCTTCTCGGCAATGGTGCCCGTGTAGCCGCTGTGGCCGTGGTCGTAGAAGGCCTGCTCCACTGCTGCGGCGTAAGCCTCTTTCGTGGTGGCGCCGATTCCTTCGGTTTCAAAAACCGTTGCTCCCATGACGTCTCTCCTTTTGTTCGGTGATGGTGTTCTATCAGGTTGAGGGTGGGGTGTCAAGTCACCTTGGCAGGATGCTGTCGGGGGCATCGCCGAAGACCTTGGTGTAAAGGTCACGACCGGGACCCCACTCGTTCCAGTAGCCGTCGCTTCGGACTTCGGCACCAAGGGTAATGGCTGCACGGATGAGGATGGCCGTCACGACCTCGTCGTAAGGCTTCTCGGCGGTCTTGCAGAAGTCCCCGCCACCGTTCTCGAGATCGATGTAGAACGTCTCGTGGCCGTCGTCATCGACGCCATTGAAGGCGATGCTTGATGTGGTGACCTCGGGGGCGGTACCGGGTCGGTCGTACTCACGGCGCAACTCGACCTGCGTGGCTGCGATGATCTCGTTCACGTCCGAAACGAACTGCTGCGCCTGCTCGGTCGATGGCTTCGTGATGGTCCAATAGTGGGTGTATCCCATGATTCTGTCCTCCTTGGGTGGGTTGATACTTTGAACTGTAGTCGATACGGTTCTTGTTGTCAAGTCACTTGCGATTGATTCTCGAAGATTCCTCTTCGCAGTCGTCGCAGATGCCGGTGGGTGCCGAGTTAGGCTTCATGTAGCCATAGGCGGATACCCGCACTCGACGAACCCGATGGCACTTCTCGCACCAGCCGATAGTCTTCATGCTGTTCCCCTTTCGCTTTCGTCACAGTTCGGGCAACGGGCGATCAGCCTGCCACCAGATGATCCGTAGATGTCTCGGCTTGCTCCGCACTCAGGGCAGAGCAGCGGATTCTTTGCGACGGTCTCGGGCTTTGGTTTGTTGCTCATGATGATCCGGTTTCCTTTCGTCAGACGGCTTCGTATGCGTTTCGTGCGTCTCGTGCGACTTTCTGCGCATTTTGTAGGGCAATCTCGGCTGCCTCGACTCGCTTTACGGCCTCGAGCCACGACTTGAAGGCGATGTCGGCTTTGGTTGGCTCGGGCTTGGTGGTGTCACGCTCCATCTTCTGGATCCGCTTGAGGTCGTTGAGGTCCTTCATGAGACGCTTGTGGTCGTAGGACTCGTCGCCGGTTCCGGTTTGCCCTCGCCACGTTGCGCCGTGGATGACCTCGTGGATGAGGCTGTCCTCGATGTAACCGAGCATCTCGGAGTTGGTCAAGTTGTAGTAACGGTTGGCCCAACCCTCGACGCCGAGGTTGTCCGGGTCCACGATGACTTCGGCGTGCGACCAATCCTGCCACGGCATCGTGCTGTTCTCCCAATAGCCGTCCGAGAACTGTCCTTGCAGGTTCTCGAAAAGAATACGCTGGGCCTCGTTGCGAACCGCAATCTTCTTAATCATGGTGTCCTCCTTGATGTGGGGCGATTCCCTTTACGTTTCACAACATAGTCGATGGCTATGTCTGTGTCAAGTCATTTCTAATCACGGGCATGAAGAAGCCCCCGCCATCACGAGCCGTGTGGATGACGAGGGCCTTCTTCGATCTTGGTGCGCCTTAGGCGCTGGTACTACGGCTTGACAGGCTTCGTGACGATCTTGACGCCGTTGTTGATGGCAGCCTTGTGGAGCACGGTGACCCGGATCCAGTTGAAGCCCTGCACGCCAGCGGCAATAGCGACGCCAGCGATACCGGCCCAAGTGCTGGCCGTGTTGGACGTGCCACTAGGAACGGTGACGTGGGCGACCGTAAGGATGCCCAGCACAAACACCACGAGGGACATGATGAACGCCGTGATCGAAGTACCGTCGGCCCAGTTCGGCAACTTGATACTTGGGACGCTCAGGGTGTCAATCGCCGGAGTGCCAACTGGCTCGACGAGTACCTTGGCGTTCTCGAGCGGTGCGGTCGGGACGGTGACGGGTGCAGCCTTCTTGGCGGCTGCCTTCTTAGCGGGTGCCTTAGCGGCGGGAGTGGCTTCAGCCATTGATGTTCTCCTTGTTCGTGAGCAATGCTCGGGTTTGGTCGTGAGACTTTCGTTCGGCCTCCCAACCCCGCAGGGCTGATTCGAAGCCATCATTGATCTCGTGAAGTGCAAAACGCATCTCCGTGATGAAGTCTAGCAGCACTCCGATGGTGGCGTCGATGGTGTGGTCGTATCGACCGGCGTCATAACGCTCACGGATTTGCGGCACAGTTGGCTTAACGCCATCTTGCACATGCTCTCTATCGGTCATCGTCATACCCTTTCCGTCTCAAACATCTTGAGTTGCTCGTGCCCCAGCAAGTTTGAAAGGGCATTATTGACTACCTGCTCCGCTTCGGCAAGGCTTCGGTGGTTATGAAACGACAGCACCGATTCCTTGTATTTGGAATCCCAGATCGATCCCCGAACCCCCAGATCGCTCATCATTACTCGACCTGAGTATCGATCGTTGCCGGGTACTTCGTAAACCCAATGGTCATAGGTCTCGTTCCAAACGTAATGGGGCGGAACCTCTGCCCACCTCACCTCTTTGGGTTGCACCTGCACCATAACTTCCCGGAGAACGTCCTGCAAGCCTTGTAGGAGTTTGTAGTTGCCGTCTTCGGGCAAGGCACTAATGGCGTTCTCGAGAAGGATTCCGAGTGTCTTTGGGTCTTGTGACAGAACGGTCATTGCTCTCCCTTGGTCGATGGTCGATGGGGAGGGATTCGAACCCCCGTAGGCTGAGCCGTCTGGTTTACAGCCAGATCCCTTTGGCCACTCGGGCACCCATCGTCACGGTCACTGTAGCAGATCAGGAATAGAAGCCTTTGCCCCAAAGAGTCTCGAGGCGCTCGAAATACTCTTCATACTTTTGGGCCACGGCCTCGGTGGAGAATCGATCAATCGTCCACTCACGGATGGCTTGGCGATCGACGTGATGGGCAAGATCCATAGCCCGTCGAAAATCGGCCATAGATTTGCAGCGGAATCCGTTAAAACCTTCGATGACGTTCTCGGTGTAGGAACCCCAATCGGTCGTGATTACCGGCGTTCCGCACATGTTGGCCTCGACCGAAACCCCTTCGAAGGGACCGACGTAAAGAGTTGGGCAGAACAATGCCACGGCCTTTGACATGAGTTCGCCACGTTCTTCGACGCCCACCATGCCCTTGTATTCGCCATAGGCGGGTGGTTCTCCCGCTCCGGCAATTACGAGTCGCTGCTGGCGTTCTTGGCACGCCTCGACGGCAATGGAGTAGCCCTTGCGGTCAATGAGTCGTCCCATGTAGAGGTAGTAGTCCTCTGGCACCGATGGTGGAAAGTCCGCTACCTCGAAGTAGTTAGGAATGACCTCGTCGTAGAACTGGCCGTTGGCGTCATAGACCCCGGCAACAAAATGCCTCCATGCGTAACTCTCGTAGACCTTGAACGTCTCAAATGAGATGCCGGTGTATCCAATGCCGTATTCGACCTTGAGGTGGGCCGGAAACGCCTTGATGACCGGAGTGTTCGAGACCCCCATCGACAGCAAGATGAAATCCTTAGGCATAGCACGCTGCTTCATCTCCTCGACGATGCGCTCATTGAAATTGGCGAACAGCGGCTTCTCGGGATCAAAGTCAATGGATTGGTAATCCTCGGGGCCATGGAAACCCATTTCACGCTGTTGTTCTTTGGTGATGCACGTCACCAACTCTCCAGCCGACTCGTTGTCCTCGCTGCCATAGATGATGACCTCGTGACCTCGAGCCACCATCATGTCCGCAAACTTCAAGACCTTTTGGGTGTAGGCGCACGAGGAATATGCCCTCGTCACTTGAGTGTGGGGCAGGGCCGTGAGGTGAAATCTCATACCCATCACGCTACCACACCCCGGATACAGCAGGACCCTCCCCCGGAGGACAGTTAGGGGAGGGCCGTGCCGTGCGGTACCCGTTCCTAAAGGATTCGGGTCCGCAGATGGGTGCTACGTTCGCTTGAAGGGCTATCGTAACATGTTATTGACGAGCCAGCCACTCCCGCATCTTCTGCAGGTCGTCGGCGATGCTGTCATGCTCGGACTCGATGATGCCACGGGGGGTCTCGCCGTTTTGGGCATAGACGTACCACATAGGCGCATCACCACCACCGACGGGATATCCCTGAGCATAGATGTCCATGACCTCATCGATCATCTTCATGCACTCGTTGTAGGTGTCGCTCATTGTTTCCTCCTTCTAGGCGAGCAACTGGGCTCGGGCTCGGTCGTACTTGGTCTGGAGACGGGCCACCGTGGCTTCGTCAAGGTTTGCCATCCGCTTTGGCGATGAGTTGTCGGCAAGGTCAGACAACTTCACCATTGTGGCGATGTCGTTGGCCTTCACTCGGGCGATGTAGTCCACGTTAGGCTCGTGGTTGATCTTGGTGATGGCCACCAAGGCATCGGCCTGACGCTGCGTAAGGCCTTCGGCCTGCAACTCCTCGAGCGTCCAGTCCGTGTCCTCAAGGACGTCGTGGAGCCATGCCACCACCGACTGATCTGAATCCGCAAGGAACCTCGAGGCCACTCGCATCGGGTGAAGGATGTAGGGCACGTTGGACTTGTCACGCTGACCCTCGTGGGCCATCGCTGCGATTTGTGATGCTCGGTTCGTGTCCATGTGTGTACCTTACAGGTTGTCGTTACAGTTGTCAACTTCTTCGTGATCTAATGATCTATGCCATTGTGGCACGCCATTGTGGAAGTAAGTCGAAAGCAAGTCATTGACCAGCGGCCAAGGCAGGACCCCCGGCTCCCCCACGGGAACTTGGTGATCCCACCTTGGCGCTGATTCTTCGCTCACTCGGTCGGGGCGGGACGCACGCTGTCCATGCCGATCCAACCGGCCATGCCCTGCTCCCACTTGACCCGGACCTCGTCGTTGGACTTGGACGTGACCTTGCCCTTGCCCAAGACCTCAAACTTCGGGTCGATGTGAACCACCTCGGAACCCACCTTGATCGCAGGAGCGGACTTGCCTGCACGGCGAAGTTCGGCGTCCTCGATAATGCGAGCGTGGAGACGAGGGCGGTTCTCCTTCATCCAGCGAAGGGCGGCACGACCGGCCATCCCCTCAATCGCCTGATAGTGACGCTGGGCCTGCGTGCACTCGTTGCAACGGCAAGAATACTGGTACTTGCGATGCGTACCGCACGGGGTGTTCTGAAAGGTCTTCTCTGAGACGTTAGGCATTATGTTTGTTCTCCATGATTGGGGCAGCGTTTTCGTTGCCGGTTTACGCAAAGGAACGTATCATGGATTTATCTACCGTGTCAATCTATTCGAAGAAAATCTTCATAACAGGGAAACGGGTTCCTGCTGCGGTTCCTCGTAAAGATCGAAAAACGGATCTCCGGGAAACGGGGATCGCTGATTGACGTGGTAATGCCACATCATCTCCCATGCCGAGAACAGCCCCATTGAGATAGACAGAATCGCTAAGGTTCGTGTAGCGTTCGCTATCCAACGGAGGCGTTTCATCGATCTAGGGGTTGCAGAGGCACTGCTTACCACCGCAGCCCTTGGTCTTGGGCGGGTAGTTGGGCTTGGTCGAGTTGAGCAAAATGTGGGCGGGGTCCGACGTCACCCGGTACGGGTCGGGAAGGGTGGAGTCTTTGGCGGGAAAGTTCGGTCCCTCCACCAGATTGAACACCGACTCGACGAGGCCGTTGATGGTGGCGCTAAGCGAGGCGATCTGCTCATCTTGCACAGCAACAAGCGCCCGAAGCGTCTCGTTTTCAGTGTGGGAACCTTGCTCTCCATGAGCAATGGCGACGGAGGCAAGCACGTAACGGCTCTCAAACTCGTATCGGTTGTAGATGACCGGGAAAGCCCCCTCGGCGTCAAAGACAATCCAGTCGCCGGGATAGGCAATACGGGTGCCGTTAAGGGTTACAATGGCAACGCCCCACGTCGTATCGTTTACAACGATGCCAATGTAGTCCTCGTCCAAATATTCTTCAATCTCGGGATCCCAATCGTAAGGAACCTCGATGGCTTCGACAACCCTCGATAAGGTGACGTATTGATTAGGCTTGTTGCTCATTTTGATGCTCTCCCATAATGGCTTGGTGGATGAATCTCACCTCTTCTAATACTACCTGAAGCCCACCAGCGGTATTAACATCGAGCACGTCGATGATGTGCTCCGTGTCCTCAAAGGTTTTGGCGCTACGAGCGTCAGCCGCAAGGCTTTGGACTTCCTGACCGACCATGATGACACTAAGCAAAACCAACTGCAGGAACGTCTGGGCAATCCACGCTACGAGGGCAATGACGCTAGGCCGAATCATCCAGTTTGGAAATGCGCTATCGAACATCGGGAATCCGCTTAGGACCGCTGGCAGGCTAGCCAAGGCCAGCAGGCAAAATATGTACGCACAGGTCATCGACCCAACGAACGCCGTCACTCGAGTGGCAACGACTTTGTTGAATTGCTGATAGCGAGTCTTAGCGGGATGGTGATCGGCGGTAACGGCATGAACTGCCTGACCGGATTCTGTATATCCGTGAGTTGGCGTATCGGACATGAGAGGCTCCTTGCCATGACTCTCCCATGAACAATTGAACTACAGGTAGGGACTCCAACGGGTACCGGGGATCTCCACGCCGTTGCCATCGCCATCTTGAAGATTGACGAACTGGCCCGGTTCAACAGACTTGACCGTGAATGTCACGCCATAGCAGTCGTAGGTGGTGCCGATGGCCGGTCGCATATGACCAGCGGTAGCGTTAGAGACGATCTCCCACAGGGCTGAGTAAAAGTCCGTAGCGGTATAGCCGGTGTTAAGGGCATCTGCCCCCTCCGACCATGACCACGGAACGTAACTCATACGAGGGCAGCGATATACGAGCCACCGGCAGGTGCAGAAGCCGAAACACCGACGGATCCACCGGGGAACACATAGTTCGGAAACTCGAAGACCTGCCCGATGAGTTGATCGGCAGAGTTGGCAGAGTCGGCCAGTGTGAACACCAGCGTGCCCCATTGGCCAGCAGAGGCGTGCGAAAGGTTTCCGCTACCTGCGATAGTCGTGGCTACGTTCGTCCCGTAGTTGCCATTCTGGGGCGTCTGGGCGGGACTGTAGTCCACCTCAGCGGGCAAACCGGGGTTCCGAGCCGTCAACTTGAACTGCAAACCGTAGATGTTGTAGGTGGTGGTGCCTACGGTGAGGGTGTTACCAGCCTGAATGTCGGTGCTGACCGCCAGCCACAGGGCCTTCCAGATGTCCTTGGTGGGATAGACGACAGGATTGACCACCGGGGCGTTGTAGTCGACGGGGTTGGATTCGACGACGACGTTCGACGGGAACCGGGCGTTGGTGTAAGAGGGGATTGGCATGATGAGACCTTTCTAAGAATGATTTTGGAGACTCTATTCTACGATTTCAGTAGAACCGACTCCAGAATCTTGCACGGGCGGCAGCGGATCCGGGGAGGCGAGTAGGACCGTAGGCTCCATAGACGCCACCAGAAACGAGGACGTGAGGCCTGCCAAGACCCATCATGGAGATTTTGAATACATCCAACTGCGACTTGAAATCCCGCTCATCGTGATCGAGCATACGATTCCAGCGATCGACGTAGTCTCGACGATCCATACGGGAGACCGTGACGCCATTGGGCATTGGTTGTTCAATGTAAGAACGAATAAGGTGCTTCATCGTCTCGAGATAAAGACGCTGCTCGAGGAGTGGCCCCCACTGTTGATAGGGGAACAGCGGCGATGAATCTACGCTGAAACTAGCATAGGGCTGGGCCATAGTGTTGAGATAGCCCACGGCGATCTTGAGCAACTGCGCCAACCGACCACGACTAAAGTTCGTCTGAAAGTAGACCTGAAGGTGAGGTCCACCCTGAGGGCTGTCGAACATGTCGCTGAATCGTGACCACGTCGTTTCGACGATGTCCTTCATGGGATCCGGCAGGATGTCGTACTCGGGGTTCTGAGCACCGACCTGAATCCATGTTTCGGTCGTCTGGGCTACCGTGGCGATACTAAACGTCCACTTGAGGGTGTAGTAGCCGGGAATAGATGTCTGGGCCGAAGTAAACTGCACTTGATACTGGCCGACGCCTACTCGAGTAGCGGGCTCTGTCCACACTTGATTGTTGAGGGCGTCATAGGCCGTCACGGTGACGCTGTTCCCATCGGGGTCGTGCTGCTGACCAGCCACGATGATGTTTACGCCACTAATGTCCATGGCGAACTGCGAGACGTATTGAAAGTCTTTCAGGGATACCGTGGGGTCTGGCTGACCCTCAGTCAGTTCGTCGTTATCTACGTCGGCCATGATTAGACCTCGGTTGCAACGACGGTGATGGCGCCCGATGCGAGAGTGGCAGAGCCAGTTGAGGTGTTCCCGTTAAGAAGAACCACCGCAATACCACCGCTTTGATTGAGCGTGGTGTTTGAGATGTTTACGGCCCAACTGCTGAACAGGACTCCGTCAGATTGACTGTAAATCTGTGCACCGGCATTGGCAAATTTTGCCCCTGTGGTGTTGAGGGTTGCCGGGTAGGTGGTGCATGGCGTGAAATAGACCGGAGCGCCGATAGCAAGGTATCCCGAGGACTGCGTAATGCCGTGGACGTAGACGTCGAATCGGACACTATGAGCCATTGGCGGAATGACGAATTGGGGATTCCAAATGCCCGCATTAGTCGTGGTGATCGTGTATGCCGTAGACGATACCGCCGTGCCCGGAGTGGTGGCTAGAGCCGTGCCCGGAGTAGTCCCTGTTGCCTGCACTGGCAGCAAACCCTTGGCATAGGGCCGGATGAGTTGAGTGCCATTCCACACCCACATGACGTTGCTGGTGGTGTCCCAAAACGTCATGCCCGTGTGTGCCGACGGGGAACCCCAGCCAGCGGTCTTAGCGAGGATGGCCGAGTAGGCACCCGACCAGATGCCGGGGGACGAGTCGATGGTGCCCCAGTTGGATGCCAGCGTAGACGTGGAGAACAGATCCGTGGTGGCGGGTACCGTCAGCCCCAGTTTGGGGGATGTAGTAGACACTTACCCTCCTCTAGGCCTTAGGCCATGTAACGCTGTGGCGTCCAGTTGTAGATAGTTCCCAGACCAGTGGGGTTGTAGTTGGTCTTGGAGGGATCCGTGACGACGACGCCAGCCTGCACATTGTTCTGGGTAGCACCCGGAGAACCGGCCACATTGGTGAACGTGGTCCCGAAACCCGTCGTCGAGTTATTCGGGTAGCCACCGGCAGTCATGCCGGAAACAACAACACCCGATGCCGGGACCTGAGGAACGCCTGCGACGATGCTTGCTTGTGCAAGATAGCGCATCTGGGCTGCATAGTTGTTGCCCGCAACCGACTGACCCGTAAGGGTGCCAGAGGACGAGAGATTCCCGGCCTGCTGATAACCATAGGGCGATGCGACGTCGTAGGTGACGCTGGCAGAGGTAACTGCCGTACCGGGGTTCTGAGGATTGGACGCAATGATCGTGTTCCAATAGTCCTGAGTCTGTTCGCCAGTTCCATATTGCGTACTCATACTGCGTTCTGTCCAATCCGGTTAGAACCATAGTTGCCGTTGTCCCACATCTCTTCGCCTCGTGCCCAAGGGCCGACGACGCCAGAAACGGGAAGGGTGTCATAAGGCTTGGCGGTAAAGTTCCACCCGATTTGAGCGGTGGTGTAAGTAGCCAACTGAACATTCGAAAGGGTAGGACCGGCGTTCAGAGCCGAGTTGCCTTGGAACGACCCATTGTCTACGAGGGTGTTGTTGAATGACCCGTAAATAAGATCGCCGGGAACCTGACTGTTTGACTGGTTCTGGGAGATAAGCGGCTTGTCGTTCGACGTGATCGTAGCGACCTCGGAGTTCCATGCAGTCATCTGGGCTGCCGGGGGAGTAAAAGCGGCGGTACCCTGATTGCTGTTAGACGTGTAGGTCGCAGTCATGTAGTTGCGCTCGTAACCAAGGAACTTGGTCATGTTAACGCCGCCAGTTACCTCGGCGTTCCAGTAGTGATTCGAGTCACGGCTACCGTACTCGTCGCCAGTGGTGGCGCCGATGCCAGTCCCGTTTTGGGTCATGGCCTGAACCGCTACCCACCCACGGGTGTATTCGGTGTTCGTTGCCATGATCTACCTACTTTGCAGACTTGGTGGTGCGGGAGGTGGCCTTTGCAGGCGTCTCGTTAGCGTCAGTGGCCTCTCCATCCACTTCAGCCTCTACGGGGGCGACCACGGGGGCCTCCTCTACTGGGGCCACGACCGGAGCCTCTTCCTCGACCACACCTGCAAGCAGGATCGGGGCGACGAACGAGCCGACGGGGAAACCGGCAGCAATGATCGTGGACGACGAAACCGAGATGCTAGTGGCAGCCTGAGCAGCACCCGACGAAAGGGTGAACACCTGCGAGTTAGACGGGCTAGGCTGCGACGTGGCCGGGTTGCTCCCAGAGGTGACGAGAATCGTAGCACCCGATGCGAGGGCAACCGGAAGTGCGGTCACCGCAAGGCTCGTGACACCGGTAGCGCCACCCGTAAGGGCGGTAGACAGCGTAACGACGGGGGCGGCAAGACTACCCGCCTGCTGGCGAGTCAGACCAAAGACCTGAGGACTAATGTTCTGCACCTGATAGGCGTTGTACGGCGAACGGCCATACTCGGTCGTCACGAGGTAACCGTACTGGTCCGTGTCGTTGTTGGGAGGGGTAAGTCCAGCCATGATGGCTCCTTTTTATCGCTCGATAGTTGCAAGACTCCAAGCCATTACCGGCTTGCCGTCTACGATGTCTTCGGTCTCAAACTGAAATGCCTGCGGGGCAAGGTGAACGTGCTGGGCGCACAGCGGGGCAACGTCGCCCTTGGTGGCTTCACGGACGGGAACTTCGGCTCCACAGTTGCCCTGCCCACGAGAGGACGGGCCAATGCAGCCGATGGTGATGTAGTCATTCTTTTCGGGACGGTCAAGCGGTGCCATTTCGGCAGCGGCCTCGACCTTGCGCTCGGCTGCGGCGGCAGCCTGACGCTGGAGGATTGGTGAGGCGAGTTGCGACTCAACCGCAGCCCGAACGTCCTCGTCGGCGTCGATCAGGGTTACCGCACCTCGATTGAGGATTCGCAGGAAGTTGACGTTGTTCAGGAACGAAACAGGAACAGCCTGCATGTCGTTGCCCGAGTTGTCACCCTTACCCTGCCAAACGATCTCCACGTTGGAGGCGTCGTCACGGAACACGAGGGGGCCAGCCTGCTCGTTCTGCAGGAAGATCGGCTTGTTGATCGTGTTTGCGATGTTCGTCATAATTTCTCTTCTCTCCCGGTCTGGTGGTAGCCCCATTGTATCAGGACTACCTCTCACCACTTAGTTGCACTACTGTCCTCTCCTACAGGGCCAAGGCCCTAAATGCCACCACCCCTCACCCCGCCGAGGACAAGCAGAGGGAGGGGTGGTGGACTTACGCTTGCAACCGGGGAGAGGACGGTTGCAAACGATCAGGTGTGGATCAGGTCTGGTTTGAAGAACCGGCAGCGATACCGGCACCAGCCACGATGTTTGCCAAAGACAGAACTTCGGCTCGGATGTTCGTCACGTCAGTAACGAGGGCATTTACGGCGGTCACGATAGCGTTAGCCTGAGCCAGCGATGTGTAGCCATATGGGGTGCTGCTGGTGCCGGTTGCACCCGTCACAGCCACAGCGGTTACGCCAGTGACCGTCGGGCGGGTGAGACCCGAGTTCGACAGGGCGAGCCCATACGAACCGTTGTCCACGAGGACCGGGCGTGCGACACCATCGCTAGCCACGACGGTCTTGGTGAACACCGTGTCCAGCAACTTGGCGCCCTGCTCGTCGGTCAGGACCACGGTGTCACCAGCGTTGTAGTAAAGACCGTTCGGAAGGCTGACGTTTGAGAAGCCCGTGTTTACAGTTACCTTGCGAGGCATAATTGATACCTGTTCTTTCTAGTAGGAGTTCGACTACTGCTTGGTGATCGAGGCAATGCCACGGGGGTTGAGGATCGCCATGCTGACCATCTCGTCGAAGACCCAGCCCTTCCAGAAGGCCTCGACGTTGTGGTTCTCTTCCACGTCAAGGCTGTAAAGGACGGGGAACACACCGAGGAAGTCGGGGTTCGGCAGGAGGAACATCTCGCCCTGCGTCTGGATGATCGAACGCTGGATCTGGAACTCACCGAACGTGGTGATCTGCTCACCAGCGACGACTCGGTCCTTGAAGGCCCAACCAGTCTGGTTGATGTCCCAGCGGAAGAAGTCACGGTAGTCGTACGGGTTCACAAGGATGCGACCCGAGACGATCTCGTGAAGGTCAGTCTGAGCCACGGCGGTGTAGAACGAGGCCGGGGTGAAGTAACCCGAGGTCTCGGTGATGGCGTGGTTCGGGCTGATGACGTGGTCAGGACGGGTGGCGTAGTCATTCAACGCAGCCTGAAGCAGGATGATGAGGCGGGAGTCTTCCTGCTTCATAATGGCCTGCTTGGTCTCGTCCTGAGCCTGCTCCACTACGTTGATACGCAGGTAGAAGAGGTCTTCCTTACGGATGGCCGGACGGGAGGCGATGCGCCAGAAGAAGATCGGCACACGCTTGCCTTCGAACGGAGTCACTCGGACTTCGCCCTCAGTACCGTTGAGGATGTAGGCCTGACCGAGGTCGTCCCATACGTCATACTCGACGGGGGTACCGGGGGTCACCGGGTCCTCGACGAGTACGTTACGGACGATGCCCTGATAGCGCAACTTGAGTTGGATCGGGCCGATCATTCCGATGCCGAGGCGACGGATACCGTTTACCTCGTCTTGGAGGACGAGGGCCATCTTCGTGACCTTGGCCTCGTGGGTCAGCGAAGAGCCACCCTTACGACGCTTCAGGATCTCCGAAACGTAGTCATCCGACTTGCGGGCGACCCGAGGCGAAAGGCCTGCTGACTTTGCGAGATTCGACATTTTTGTCTCTTCCTTCTCTTGATCGAGGTTCTAGTAGGTGGTGCCGTAGCGGGGCTGCAAGCCACCGATGACGATGGACGAGGGCGACTCGACCTGAATCAGGCGAGCAATGGGGTTCGTCGAGATTTGGTAACTACCATTTGCGGTAGAAACGGTCCCACCACCCGAAGCCCACGGGATCAACTGGCCTTGGTTGTAAGCAGCCGCACCAGAACCGTTACCGACGGAAACGCCGATGAGGGAGTCGGTACCAGCGGTCTCGGCCCACGTCAGGGTCGGGTCGAATGCCGGGGCAAGGACCTCGAACTCGGCGTCGGGGCCAAGTTCCCACACGCCGATGGCGTTGATGCCTGCTTCGAGCAGTTCATCCACACCGTTACCGCCAACGAACTGGGCAATGAACCCAGCGGGGCGGTCACCTGCGTTAGCAGTAGCGCCAACGGTGCCGTTAGACGATCCTGCGAGCGTGTAGTTGTTACCAGTGGTCTTGGTGACAACCATACCGGGGAAGATGGCGACGGAGCGGCTCCACGAGGGGTCGAGGAAGCCCGACTTCGGGGTGGCCTGAGTCCAGCCATACAGGGGTCGGAACGTCCGCTTGATGTAGTTCAGCGGGAGCGAAGTCCTGAGCATGAGTAACTACCTTTCGGTGAGAATGTCTTCACCTCTTAGCCGGAGGCTTAGAAGGTTAGACAGGGTTGGTTTTTGATTTGTTGTTCTAAGCCTTAGATGAACAGGAACGGGTCGTCGCCTGCAGGGGCTGCCTGCGAGGCCACAGTGCTGATTCCGCCAGCCTTGGCAACGGACGGAACTTGCCGTCCGCCACGAGCCTTGGGAACCAAGTTGCGTGAAGCGGTGCGAGTCTGCTTCTTGCCTTGGGCCTTCAGGATCTTCGAGGTGGTCTCGATCTCGTTCTGAATGTCTTCGTCGCTCTTTGACTCATCGTTGTTGATGGTCTCGGCTTCGGCGACGTCGTCATCCTCCTCTGCGGTGCCAGCCTCGATGCGGAGACGGGCAAGGCGCAGCGAAGCGTAGATGCGGGCCTCGGAACCGACGGTGGCACGCTGGGCGAAGTCACCCTCGAGCGGGAAAGCGAAGTCGGGCTTCAGCGGGTTGCCGAACTCAATGACGGGACGGGTACGAACCTCGTCGAGGGGGCGCATGGTCTCAGTACCAGCAACCGGCGTGGTCACATCTTGGGTGATGTTGTAACCCGAGGGGCTGGAAAGACCGATGTTGTCCACCGAGTCAGTCGTGTAGGCACCGACGTTCGTGGTGTCAGCGACCGAACCGATGTCTTCGACCTGACCACGGGCACCCGGCGTGCGAGCCTGCTCGAGCGAGCCACCGTCAATGCCGGGGGCGCCAGCAGGCTGCGGGATCGGCTGTGCGGGGTTGGCGGCGTCAGCGGTGGTACGGATACCGGCGAGACGCTCGATGCGAGCAACGGACTTCTTGAGTCGGGCGATCTCAGCGGCTTGGCGCTTGATGACCTGCTGCTGCTCGGCAACTGCTTGGATGATGGGACGTGCCATACTATCTTCCTTCTGGCTTTTGCGCCGTGCGGAGTTGCTACGGCGGCTAGTCTTCACTTCTTTCTTGGACTTGCGGGGTGTTTGGTAGGACGCCGACTTAGATTTCTTATCCTTGTCCTTCTTCTTTTGATCTTCGTCGTCTACGATTTCGTCGTAGACCTCTTCCTCTTCATCGGCGTGGTCGGGGTCGTCTTCCGATCCCAAACGGTCGTCATCGCCGTCATTGTCGGGGTCAGGGTTCTCGTCCGTGGCGTTGAGGGGATTGTCTTCGGTAGGGTGACCTACAGTTCCTCCGCCGCACTCGGGGCAGGGGTCTCCGGGTTGGATGGACTCGAACCCTTGGCCTGCAGACGAGTCATCATTCTTTGAGCCGTCGGAGGCGTTATCAGCATCGCTTTCGTCGCTATCGGCACTAGCCACATCAGTAGACTTGTCACCGCTTGCATTACTACCGCTTGACTGATCGTCGGCCACTGCTTTTTCAGAATCGCTTGAAGAGTCTTCAGGGGATGCCTTAGCCCCGTCTTCAACTTGTGCAGCAGGGTCGTCGTGCGTTTCGTCATCGGAGTCCTTTTCGTCCTTAGGCAGCGATTCGCCAGCCGGAGGCTCAGGGGCGGATTCCTCGTTACCCGGCTCGTCATCGGTAGAGTTATTCGGCGGGGGCGGTGGAACGTCGCCTAGTGCCGATCCAGCAGGCATGGGGCCAGTTTGAGCCGGGTTTTCCAGCGGCGGTTCTGCGACGGGCTCAGATACCTCTTCGATAGGGCCGGGGGCGTGAGCCATCGTCGGGTCATAGCCGAACGAAGCGCCACAGGAGTCGCACTCAAGTTCTTGGACGTCGCCAGCAAGGACATTCTCTACGACAGGGTTATTTGTATCTAGGCCGGGGGTCATATCCCCAGACATAGCGTTGGGCTGGTCTGGCACCGCCCCGTCGATTCCTTGTTCCTCACGAAGGTCTTGGAGACCGGCAGCCTCAAGATCGGGGTCCATATACATCTCGGGTGGCTTGATGAAACCGCAAACGAGGCATTGGTCGCCGTTGTATTGATCGCCACCACAGATAGGGCACTCTTCTTGACGGAGGGTGTCTACGGCAGGGGGAGCCACGATCTCGCCATAGCCGACCTTGCGACGAGCACTCTTCTGCAAAGACGATACCCGACGGCCACCGAAAGATTGGGACTTGCGAGTGGCCACTTGTTGCTTCCAGCCGTAGTCATTGGCACGGGAATCGGGGTATTCGATGAAACCGATGTAGTCTTCGTCGCCGTTCGAATCGATTGCGTAGACCTCCCACGTCGGGTAAAGCCCGTCGGTGGCTTCGTCGGAAACAACGATCTGGCGGCCTTGGGCCTCTGAGATGACGCTGCCCGGTGAAACGCCGCCGCTGGGAATAAAGACGTCGAGACCACGATCAATCCGGTCTTGGAGTTCCCACGCCTCGATGGGCTTCCCATAACGCATTGAGTTCTTGCGAGTGGCGATGGCACGCTTGGTGGCTTGCATTTCGAGGCCACTAGTGTCCACGCCCAAAAAGTAAGCGGTGGGGTCTGCCGGGTCTTCGACCAACAGGGAGTTCTCAAAGAAGTTCAGTCCGTAGCAAACCTCATGGATCAACACGTCCTGCTGAGTACCCGATGCGGTGACCTGACGGATCTTGGAGCCCTTCATGCGGGGGATGTGGGCGCAATAGTCCATCGGCGTACGAGCCTCGTTGTGGCAGGCTCCGCATTCGGACATCTCGACGTCCACGCCCATTGAAGTTCTTTCAATGTGTCCCTTGACGATGGCTTCGGCCAACTTGGGGAATCGAATAGCGTCGACCTCCATGAGCACTTCGACCCAAGTATCGGGGGAACCGTCAGGATTGGCGTCTTCGTGAAGTTTGGCGTCGAGAATCACACCACGGGCACGACGGTGATTTTCGTTCTCGTGGTTTACGAAGACGGGCTTGCCGATGAAAGAAAGGTAGCCCTTCTTGATTTCGGCAGCGGGAAACGTGTCGTAGTTGTCGTTGGTGCGAGACGAGATGGCACGACTACGGACGTAAAGATAGCCCGGACGGACATCGACGTTGGAGAAGTCCGCTCGGTGGGCAGACTTACGGAGAGAGTCTTCTGCGAAGGATGAAGAAATCGTCTCTAGCGTGGCGTACTTGCGGATCATAGACTTCCTCGGACGTAGCGGGTGTCTCACTACTTAGGTGCAGTCCTATGGTATCCGACAGGATCAGCCGGTTTTGCCCGATCGACGCTCGGCCATGAGTTGTCCGTAATGGACTAGGCAGATAGGCACTCGGGCTTGAAACGGACGCCCCATGATCTCCCCGGTCACCTCCCACGTTTGGGTGGCGTATTCCCGACAGGAATCAAGGACGCAGTTTCTAGTCACAATTCGATGCGCTGGCGTGAACCGTTGATGTCCTCGAGCCAAATGTGATCGTGGCCCTCGTACTCATACGATCGTGTTATGGCGTCGATCGCTTCGTCTTCGTCGTCTACCTCGTAGCGCCACGCTCGAGCGTTCCGCAGGATGTCGAATCCATCCTCGGTCTCCTCAATGATCCATGTAGCCATACTTGCCCTTTCGGCAGGCGGTCTTGGAGGCCTTCTTGCGCCCATCTGAAATTCTAACAGACTTGGGCTGCGTGTGAAACGAGCCGTCGGCCAAAGCCGCTGCTCGACGGAGTCCCCGAACTGCTGCAAGGTGGTCTGCGGTGGTGTTGGTGTTTCGGTTCTTTGCCATAGACACAACATACATGAATTTCAGCAGAGTGTCAAGTCACTAAGCGAACTGATTGAAGTAGGTGATGCAGACAGGCCCGATCCCTCGCTCAACGCTCTCGGCAGCCTTCAAGGTCCGTCCGCACCGGACGCACGATCCGTAAAGAAGGATGAACGCCTTGGCTTCGTCGAGCGTCATGCGACGGGCTGTCGATGCGGTGCGGATGCCACCGGGAACGTAATCCCACTCACCGTGAACCTTCTCGCCACCAAGGGTAAGGCGCTCGCCGTTGTGGTTGCTCCAGACCTTGGCGTAGACGCTGGTCTTGGCCTTGTTCTGCTGGACCTTCCAGATAGCGCCCTCGCCGTCGATGTAGATACCGGGCTCGACCTGTGTGGGTGCTGTGGTGGCGCTGACGGGCTCGGGAGCGGGGCAGGTGATGTGCATGACCGTCCACTTGCCTTCGGCGGTCTTAGGGCCGAGGAGCCCGGCATCTGCTTCGACGTAGCCACGGCAGTTGGTGCAGTTGCCGCCGTAGCGGTTGGGGCGGGTTTCGGTCTGCTGGCGGGCGATTTGGAAAGTAGGTGCGTTGGTCATGGCTGTAACCATAACCGAAAGTGCTCATGCTGTCAAGTCACTTAGCGATAAATCTAAAGTTTGCTCCATACGCAGCCCGGTACCGTGCCGCAAAGATCCTTGATCTGGGCTTCGATCTGGGCGTAGGTGGTTTGGGCGCTGGGGTTGGTAGCAAGTTCTTGTTTGGCGAGGCCTTGCAGTTTCAGCAAGTCACGGTGCAACTGCTGATATTGGGCCGGGGACTGAGCCGTTCTATTGTTGACCTGCACTACGAGAAAGATCGAGATGACCATTCCGATTAGCAATGAGATACCAATAACAAGGCCGGAAATCCAAAGAATCCACTGACGCTTGCTTGGTGGATGATACGCCCCGATAGTTCGGTGGACGTTATCAAGGGCTGGAGTTTCTGTCGTCATGGCTTCCCTTTCGGGGTCGGATTGCGAAGCGCCTCAATCTCCACCATTTGCCGTTCGATGATGAGAGCAAGGTCACGAACCCGCTCTCCATTTTCCTTGCGCTCCTCTTTGATATCGGACCGCAAACGCTTAAGTTCGTCTTGAAGGTCATCGACGAGGGCGACGTACATTTGGAGTCGATCGACTTTGTTCTTTTTGAAGTAGTTGGTGATGCTACGGATGACAGCACCGATGAGGGCAACAGCACCAATAACGGCACTGAACATTGCCCAGAACACCGGGTCTCCGTAAGTGCTAGTCGCTATCGTTACCATTATCTGCCCTTTTCTGAATGCTTACCTCCGAACGTGTGCTCTCTCCCTGTAGATGAAAGATCCATAGGCACCAACTTTCGTCGTAGGTCTCGCATCCCACTGTGCCATTCCTCCCCAATCGGCGCATACAAGGGAAAGACGCCACCTTTCGGTGACGCCTCGCCCATTACTTAGATTTCCTTTTCGGGGGAAATTTAGATGTTGATCGTTTCTTGAATCTGAATGGTGTCACCGGAATGCAAGGTGATGGGGGTGTTCAGGAGGGTCTCTGCAAACAGGACGCCGCTAGAGGCTGCGTTGAAGACGCCGATTTTGGCAACAGTGACCGTCACGTCCGAGGTGAACGTGGTCGTAAGGGTGTAAGTGCTCGTGCCAGTGGTGTGAGCAAAGGTCGCCTGCTTGCGAACGAGTGTTGATGTTGATGGCGTGGAGGTTCCGGTGAGTTCGCCGGGAAGAGTCGTGTCGGAGGAGTTGGGACTAGCGGTGTCATTGGAAAGGGCAATGTAATTTGCCGGAGCCATGTAGCCCGTGCCAAGCGTGCCACTCGGAGCCGTGGTGGTGCCGAGCACGGTGGCCTGCCAGTCTGCGCCTGCTGAGGTTCTAGCCATCTGATTCTTCCTTGATTTCGTCGGGGTCGTCGGTCATTTCGTAGAAGGTCATCAGGGCATCGAGCAGTTCTTCGTTTTCGGCTTCGATCCATGCGGGCTTCGCCCCGGACTCCATGTGCGACTGCATCGCTCCGATGGTCTCACGGATCATGTCCTCAATGCTTAGTCCGGGTGGAAACATTAGCGTCGTTTGTTGAGCACCCTCGAGGGACTCATAACGAGTGCTGCCATCCGTCTGCGTGATGCCCGTAATGGCGTGGTCGTTCCCGATGACTACCTTTTCGCCGTCGGCCTTCGTCATCATGTAGTCGGTCCGATGTAGGCCACAGAAAGGTACGTCGAAGTGGGTCCGGTGCCAACATTTGTGCTGGGGCTGTTAGAAGCAATGCCTTGCAACGATACGGTTTGTCCGCTAGCAAGGGGGACCGTAATGTTTACGGAAGCGCAGGCGCCCCATGACGAACTGTTTTGGGCGCTCGAACCATAGTAAGTGGAGCCCGCTGCAGTGACTTGCGCCGTGATGAATTGATTTGCTACCGACGAAGTATTGACAGCAATGGCTCCGTTAATAACGTACAGACCTGACGCTCCGGTAGGGATTGTAAACACGTTGCCCGAAAGGGTGGGATACAAAGTGCCCTTGTGAACCATGGTCGCAGAATCAAGCGAGATGGTCGTAGGCGCACCTACCGTCTGCGAAGAGACTGAGTGGGCGAACGAGTAAGGATTCACCAGCGTGGGACCCGTCGGGCCGGTCTGGCCAGTCGGTCCGGTTGCTCCGGTAGGTCCAGTCGCTCCTGAGTTGACCGCAGGGGTGGTCCAAACGGCGGTAGAGCCATTTGACGACAGGACTTGGCCGGTGGTGCCCAAAGGCAGTCGGGCGTAGTTCAGCGACACTCCAGTAGCACCGACGATGAGGTCACCGGCTGCGGTATAGGTGTTGATGAACGTGTTGGGCTCACGGTAGTCGATGGCCGCAGAAGTGTGCTCGACAGCGGCACCTGCGGTGTGGCTAGAGGCGGTAGTGCCATCGTAACCTCGACCACCCGATGCCACGGTGAACGTGTTCGTGGAGGTGTTTACGCTAGCGCAAAGAATGACCTCTTGGCTCGTGGTGCCACGGTCGAGGGTGACCAAAAACGGGCCACTTGCAGGATAGCCCGTCGTAGACCCCGATACTTGGAAAGTGGTGTCAGACGTGCCGATGGTGGCAGAAAGTGCCCTCGGCGGAGCAATGTTCGTGTAGGTGCGAGTGCTCATAGAACTTCCTCGATCAAGGGGAGTGGCTTCACTACTTACTTGGAGTTGCGAGGCGTTCTACAGGGGGCGACTACCACCAATAGACAGACTCGCCGCTCTCGTCGGCCTGACTCAACTGCTGTTCGAGGTACTCATAGTGAGTTCCTTCGATCTGCAAGCGGTCAAGGTTAGATGCTTGGACGTCTTCGCCTTCGTTGATGAGTTCTTCCTGTTCGGCCTTGGAAAACTCTTTCAGGGCCGTCTTGAGGTGCTGCTGGGCGGCTTGGGCGATGTCAGCGTTGGACTGGCTACCGCCCGAGGAGCCATCCATGAGCCATGAGCGTGATGCGGTCTGGGAAGCCAACGCCTCATCATCGCCGATCTCGTCATAGTGCTGGGGGTCCATCTCGTCATCGACTACAGCGTTGCCATCCGTGCTCGGGAGTGCTGCCTCTGGCTCGTCGTGAAGGGTGGATTGGGCAGAAGCAGTGCGCCCGATCTGATCAAAGGTCGGAAGGCTACTAAAATCATTACCGCATCTTTCGCACGACGTCACTTCGGATTGACCGGGCGTGTATTCGTCCCAACCCTTAAAGCCTCCATGCCCTGCGTATTCCCAAGGTTCGGCAGGAGTGGGGGCGCTGCCGTAATTCCAGTCGTCGGCGCACTCGTAGCAAACAAAGAGGTTTCCTGCCGTTTCGCCCTTTTCCCCAAGTGCTTTGTAGGGGTCATACCAGACCGAGTAGACAGCAGGGTCGCCTTCGTCGTGAAGGGAGGAATAGCGGTTGACGTTCATGGGCGAGTTTCGAGGATTCGGGAATCCGGGACGCTCACCACCAGCGTTGTATTCCTCACGGTGCTCTTCACAAAGGTCATAGTAGGGCGGAATCCCATACTCGTCACGAGGGGCCTTCACGGGATCCCGACCGCATCCCCATTGGCAAGCCATCCCTGCGGCAGTGCGGTGGTCACGGGTACCATCGGGCAAGTCCTGACCAAGACCACAGTAGGGGCACTGATAGGCCCCCATCCAAAACTCTTCGCCACAGCGAGAGCACTCGTCGTACTCGTCATCTGGGTAGGCGATCTTGCGTTGGGCGACCGCTCGTTGCGGTGGCGTTCCCTCAAAAATGTCGGCGCAGTGGTCAGAGCAAACGGCAGTTACATCGTCATCTTGGGGATTGGCGGCGTAGACGCTTTCGTGAGACTCAAACCCTTCGTCGCAGATGGGGCAAGTCTGCACAAATGCCGTCTTACGGGAACCGTACATCTCGTGGTAGTTGCGCTCCATGTCGTACTCGTTCTGCATCTCTGCTCGGCACTCGCCACACAGGTGAAGGTCGGCATAGCCACCTACAGCCTTGGCCCCGTCCTGTTTGCAGTAGTCGCACTTGCGAGCGGTCTTGCGCTTGGAGTAAACGGTGACTGACTCGTCGGAATCGTCCCACGAAGAAATGTATTCCTCGACATCAAAATTGCTGTATTCGTATTTGGCACGAATGGCGTCATCCGTCAATTCGCCCTCCCCGTTACAGACCCGGCAGGGATTGTTCCATTTACCGTCGCACGCAGGGCATGGATACATGCCGGGACTAACTTCTGCCGTTTTGCGGGATCCCTTGGCCGCATTTTGGTGGGCGTGCTTGCGCTCGAGATAGCATTCGGCGCAATAACCGTTGCGGAGGTTGTCCTCAAAGCCACATTGCTTGCACGGGCCGTACTTGGCGGTCTTGCGAGAGGAGGTCACCCAGCCATCGTTGGCGCAAGCAGGGCACCCTTCGCCATCACAGGCATCGCAAACGTAGATCGTGGCGGTACGACGAGAGCCATTTACAGTCTGGAGGTGCTCAGGGAACGCCTTGGATGGAACAGCAGCACGGTCGGAGTTGGTGCACTCGACGCAGATGCCGTAGGGCTGTCCAAACGGAAGTTCGCCACCGCAGGACTGGCAGGGCGTGATACCCATGGCCGTCTTTCGATTCTGGGGGCGGGAGTTAGTAGAAGCCTTCTTGCGCTTGGCCTCAAACAGGCCGAGAGCGAACGAGTAGACAGGCTCGGAGAAAACCTTGGGGTCGCTGACTTGGCAACCGTAGGCCCAGTTGTCCGGCCCATCTTCCCACGAAATGACCCAGTAGGGGTTCGGGGCGTAATCCTTGTATTCGATGAGGATCGGTTCGGGGTACATCCAACCGTCGTAGGACCACCTATCGTTTTCTTCAGTTCGCCAATTGTACCGATTGTTGATCTCGGTCAGGATTTGCTCGGCCTGTTCACGAGAAATGCCCGAAAGCGTTTGAGCGGTCCGTCGATTAGCCCGTCGAAAGTTCGATTCTGACCCCATACGAACTTCGTCGCCGGTCGCTTCGCACTTCGGGCAAATCGGGTAACCAATAACCCAACCATCAAGGTAATGAGTTACATGATAATTGTCATGATCGTATCCACAATTCCAGCACTCCGTGGGTTCGCCATAATCGACTCCATCAAGGATTTCGGCAGTCTTACGGGTGGGAATGACGGGGTTGGGGACAGCGGCACCGGATGCAATGTGAATAGCCTCACGCTCCAACTGTGCGTCGATGTCCATATCACGTCGAGAATACGACGATGCCTTACGACGAGCCGACTCTACGAAGTCAATCGCATGGTCGCCGGGAAGATGAAAATCGTCGGTAGGCTCATCGATCTCACCTGAAGTGTCCGTGCCACCGTCTCGCATCTCGTATTCGTCCCATGTTAGGTCCGCACGGTGAAGATACCCCAGCGTGCCGTTGTCAGGCTCCCAGACTGAATCATTGCTTTCAGTAGAATAGCCGGTCTCGTCGCTAGCGGCCATGTCATCGAAGTTGGCGTCGTCATAGCCAAATGGCTCTACGGACTTCTCGTTAGGATTGTTAGCGCCCGTAGTGGTGAAGTTATCGGTGCCAAAGTCCAATTGCTCGTCGAGGCCGTCCTCGTCCTCTTCGCCAGTCGTGCCGTTGTCGGAAAGAAGATTGCCTGCGATATAGGCCATCCAGTTGTAAGGGTCACGACGGCCCTTCGACTTGAGTTCTTGGGCCATGGCGTCGTACTTGGCGACGAGGGGGTTATTCGGATCGTTTACTGACCGACCTCCACCGGGGTTCGATCCATCCCACGCATCATCGGCCTCGTTTTGAGTGTCGTGCCCAGTGCTGACCCATTCAAAATGGTCAAAGTCATACTCGACTTCCCACTCGGGGTCTTCGTCACCTTCCCAAACTACTTCAAAGAACCCGAGGTTCCAAGTGCCATTGGGAGACTGCCATGATACGTTCTCACGATTGAACGAGGCGGTTTTGCGAGATGCGACGAGGGATACACGCTTGGGCATCGAGTAGCGGTCGGTCGTGGAGACGTGCTCTAGCGGTGGGCGCTCTACGAGAATCTCTTCCAACTCGGGATAATCGTCAGAGGCGAAGTGCAGTGAATCCGAAGATGCTTCGGAACGGAACCTATTAGTAGGCTTGCTGCTTTCGTGGCGCTTACTCATCTCACCTCTTAGGTGCCAAAGTTACCTGTCTAACAGGTTCTCAGACCTGCTCGTCTAGGGGTCGGGTAGGGTCGATACGACGGGTAGAACGCTTTCCAATGTGACTAGGGCCATGCTGAAGACTAGAAGCCTTGGGCATGTCCTTTCGCATCTCATCGGACTCATCGGGGCGATTCTTAAAACGATTTTGGGGCAGGCGATCGACAGACCCGCTTTCTTGCATGACGGCCTCGTTGACACCCTCGTCTTGACCACCCATCTCGTTTGAAAGGTCTTCGGGGGTGGGGGCTAGTGCCATCGTGCTAGCGGGCTGATCAAGTCCAATGTTGGGGAGCACTTGCTCCTCGGCACCCTGAGCGTGAGGATTGCCCCCATCCTTCTCTTGCGCCTTGGGCTCAAAGTCTGCCCGAAGATCATCGGGGATGGGCAAACCAGCGCCACGAAGGGCAAGGTAGGTTTCCTTCCGGGCCTCTTGCGCTGCGACGGCCTGATCGACCTGTTCCTTTTTGACCAACTCAATTTCCTCGTCGAGATCGATCGGAATGTTGGTGACTCGAGACCGCATCGAAATAGGTACGCCAGATGTGCGAAGTGCCTCGACGAGTTGACGCTCGTCTTTTTCACTAGCGAGGTTCATCGTCTTGAACGTGACTTCGGGAACCAGCAACTTTGGCTGCTCGATGATGCGGTGCTCGCCGGTCTCGGAATCGACCTCGAGAATCTCTTCCATGATGGGGTACTTGATACCACCACGCTCTTCGTAGTCGTAGTGCTCTTGGGCCTCGGCCACCACTCGCATACGATCAGTCACGAATCGCTTAATCTTGCGCTGGTAGGTCGTGAGCAACTGGGTGAGCAGGTCTCGATTGAGGGCATCGGCTGCATAGGTCTGGCCAGACGAAGCACCCGACAGCATGGTCTTGGACATGCCGAAAATCTGCAACTGGCGATCATTGAGGCGGTCAAACTCCGGGGTGAAGTTTGGCATAGCCTCTTTGCCGAACACGGACGTGACGTTAGTGGCGAAGTGAGTGATAAGAACCCGAAAGTCACCGGCTAGAGCAGCGTCAAGGGATTCCTCAAAGGATGCCCGATCGTCCATCGTCGGGATCCACGGGACCGACGTGCCAAGGTCACTAGCAGAGGCACCCAGTTTGGCGATGATGAGGGGCGTGTAAAGGCGCTCGGCAATAGCGTCCTGAGCAGCGTTGAGCATTTCTTCTTGAATGATGGCTCGGAATCCACGCATGAGGATTGGGATGCCCCGAGGGTGGAACGAATCACCCTTGAATGGAATCTGCTTCAGCAAGATGTTCGACACCGGCATCTTGGCATCATCTGTAGTGAAATGCGCCAACTCTGGATACGAACGCATGAGGGCTTCGTACTCCCACTTGGGGTCCCGCTCCTTGATGATCTTACGAATATCTTCCGGTAGTGCCATCTCGAAACGTGGCTCTTTGAGGAACGGGCTACGAATGACCTCTACGTCATCGGGGTTGATGAGTTCGTCGGCTTCCCAGACACCCAGCAGTTCATTAAAGGAACCCAGCGGCCATGCCTC